TAACCACTCGCACTAATATTACTACCTGTTAAATTTGTTACTATAGCAGTACTTCCGCTCAAATAACTTGCACTTGGTACTGTTCCAACAACATTTGCTCCAGAAACATAACTTGCAGTCAATGAATTACTTGCCCATGATGCTGTACCAAATAAACTACCAGTTACACCACCACTTGCACTAATTGTACCACTTGCAGTCAAGTTTGTTATTGTATAACTATTACCTGCTATGAGTGACGCACCTGTTAATGCATTTGTTGCCCAAGATGCAGTGCCAAATACGCTAGCCGTTACTCCACCACTTGCACTGATCGTTCCACTAGCAGTTATATTTGTTACTGTGTAGCTATTACCAGCGACAAGTGATGAACCTGTCAATGCATTGGTTGCCCATGAAGATGTACCAAATACACTTGCTGTTACACCGCCACTTGCGCTAATTGCACCACTTGCAGTCAAATTTGTAACAGTATAGCTATTACCAGCCACCAGTGCTGCGGCAGTCAATGCATTGGTTGCCCATGATGCTGTACCAAATAAACTTCCGCTAAATGAAGTTGCATTTACAGCACCACTGAAATTACCACTACTTGCTGATAATGTTCCGCTTGCACTTATATTTGTAGCATTGACTGTTGCCAATGTACTTGTTCCACTAACATTTAATGTTGTACCAACGCTGAGTGAACTTCCAATTCCTACAGTAGATGTTATAGACAAATTACTGGCTGAAATATAACCGCTCGCACTAATATTACTTGCTGTCAAATTTGTAAATCCAGCAGATGGAACTGATGTTGCACCTACTAAATTACCATTTGCATCTGTTTGCAGTATTAAATTACTTCCGCTTATTAATACTTCTGAAAATGGAAATTTTCCTGTAGAATCAGCACTTCCACTTGTTTGTGCGATCACTACGTTTAGCTTATTATTATTTGGGTATGCCATATGTTATGAAATTAAATTGATTAATTATAAATATAATAAAATTATTCAAATATTCATTTTTTTATTCATAATCTGATATTGCTTGGCGTCTCCATCTACCACCAACATAAATATAATGATAATCACCATCATATGCCATCCAACCTTCTTGTCCGGGACTATTTGGTGAATCTGGCGCATCGTGCCATATATTTGTACTGCCAGTATTGTTGCTTCCTGAGACAATAGTTTGTTGAATCAATATGGCATAACTTTGACGTATTTTTTCAACAATTTTTCCTCCTTCAACTGTTGATTTTTCCGTAACGATAGATGGATTTGGAAAAGTCCAACTACTATTTTTATCAACCATAGGATTGATATTATAATATGGATTTGAAGGATTACTATAAGAATTTACTTTTACATCTTTTTCAACAGCTTGCATTTGTCCAGATGTAATCATTTCTCCGGTGACACTTATTTTTCTAGGAGTCAATATCTTTTGCACTGTCGATTTGCGATCTTCAAAACTTTCCGGCAACAAATATGCAAATACACTTACACTAAATGTAGTTTTAACCATACGATCTTTATCGCTGGAAACTTCAACCGTGTGACTATAATCATTTATACTAGTTCTAAATTTAAATCTTTGTTGATCACCCCAATAATCTTCAGATGCAAAATTAATTTTTTCCAACACTTTATTCATTTGTTCTACATATTCAGTCCACACTATAAATTCATATTCTACTTTTACATGATCTGGTAATGTAACTGCATGTATTTGATGAACAGGAGCAACGCTATCATTCATTAAACTAAATTTATCGTATTTGTTTTTTTCTGTAAATTTAGTCATTACTGGATATGTCAAATATCTATTGAACGTCATTAAATTTTCATTTTTACTAAATGAATTTCTCTTGAACATAATTGCAGGTAATTGCAATTTACCTTGCTGATCACGTATGTATCCATCGTTTTGCGCGGCCTTCCATCTTTCAGGACTACCATAAAAAACTGGAATTTTAATATTTGAACCACCATCAGTAACAGTCAAATTGACTACATTTTGTAAATATTCTAATATTGTAGTATCAATATCAAGCAATGTTACTGTGAAATTTTTTCGTTCGTCTGTGTCACGACGAACATCCAATGCCGTATTTTTTGTATTTTTAAAATAAGGATTTTCCTTTGTTTTATTTACATTTGATGGAACTGGATTATTTTTATTTCCTTGCCAAGACATAATTAAGATCTTTCTACAATATTAAGTTTACTCAATCTACTATAATGAGTATTGCAAATAAAACTGTGACTCTTATCACTTTGTCCGCCCAAGAATTGTTCTTGAACAACATTATTAATTTCATGATATCTATTATTAAATAAAATCAAATCACCAACTTCAGGAAAATATGCGGCATCTCTACATGTATTTTCTCTAAGTTTAAATACAACTGTTTGATCGCGATCTGGACCAAATCCTTCATCTTCTGTATTTATATCATTTCTTTCAATCAAAGCTACCAATTCAATACCATCATAAAAACTTTTTCCCTCTTCAATATTACTTTCACCGTAAATATTTGTATTGGTAACTTCAGATGCAATTTTAAAACAAACAATTAAAGTTTGAATTATGTCTCTTGTTAATTCAGCATTCAATGAATTAATCAATTTTAAATCACGTTCGCTATAATATCTTCCAAATAAACTCATAATATTTTATATTTTATATTTATCCGATATAAATCATCAATGGTGTTTTACGCAACATTTCTTGTATTTTATCTGCTTCATTTGCTTTTGCTTCAATTTGTGCCGCACGTCCTGCCGCCTCAAGATTTTCTCTCAATTGCGTCATCAACACTTCTTTTTCAGCAGTAGCTTCACTACGCAATTCACCACCATCCAAAGTAACTTCACTTCCGGGAATTGGAATTGTACTATATTTTTGTAAAATACGACCCAATGTTTCTTTGCACAATGCTAAATAATATTTTCTAATCCATTGTTTGCCAACAGCATTTATGTTTTTATAAACTACATTTTGATAAGGTGCATTGCTATAATCACTAACAGCATCATAATTACTGCCGCTCGTAAACATTGAATTATTGTTGTATTTATCTTTTTCCAAAACATATTCAAGATATACTGTATGAGAATATGTTGGAATCGGAAATAATTTGAGTTTATTATTTGCGATTTCAAAACTATATCCACTTTTACGTACCATATCATTAAATTCAATTGCTTGTCCACGAAGCAAATCTTCAAAGATAGGAGTCATTAAAAATTGAGTTGCAGGACTATATCCAGCAAATCCCATTTCATTTAATACATTGCTATAACTCATACCAGTCATACTGAACGGATCATAAATACGCGCAAATGCCGGAGGTGGTCCGTGAAATACTCTTCTAATTTCAACTCTACTACCACTTTCAACTTGATTTCCAATCAATTCTTGCAAATCATATGTTTGTTGATTTTGAATAACTTCAACTGCAAATTTTTTAATTTCGACCGTGCCACCAACGCCAACTTCACTTCCATATTGTTTTGCCAATTCAACAATATAAGGCAATCCACTTCCTTTTACATTTAATCCAGTAATATTTGGAGCTTGATTTGCTGGCATGCCTTGCAGCGATATCATGTTGTTTCGAATATTAAATTGATTGACTTGTGCACCATATTCATTTACTGCTTCTTCAAAACAAGCATAAAAATTTACATCAATCATTTCAATATCAACAATTGGATATCCCAATCTCTTCGCCGCCCATGCAGCAGATGCCTGACAATCATATTCAAAATAACCAAGACTTCCAGTGGCATTCGGACTTTCATTCAAATAAAATCCATAGGGAACATTAGAAGAAGTTACTGCACTTCCACTACCCGGAAATCTCACGCGATCTTGATCTTGTGCTGCGGGTCCACTCATAGTTTAATCCATCCTTTCACTTTTGTAATATTTTTTGTTTTTCTGAAAAAATATCTAATATCATCTAATGACAATTTTTTTATATTATCATTTTCTAATTTATTCATTGCATCTTTTATTTGAATTCTTGTTCCTTCTAAAATATCTCCAGAAATTATATTTTGTAATTTATAAATATTTTTGTCCGCGCACGGATTATTATTTCCGAGTTTAGACAGTCTGATTTTTTCTTTTACTTCGGGTCTACTATTAATTTCAATAGCTCTTAAAGAAGATTTATTTTTATATTCAATTGTGTTTTTAGTTGCTATCATTTTAGCTAAACTATCAGGTCTTCTACGCATCACGTTATTATCTCCTTTGTTTGCTGCGCTCATTTTTTGTCGAGTTTCCAATGTATGTTTTTTTCCATAAAAGGATGCTTTTTCGCCACGATATTTACCTGTTAACGATTTGCTTATTTTTAAAGCGAC